GCATGGCTACTCCTCAATTATCTCCTGGAGTACTGGTAAGGGAGGTTGACTTAACAGTAGGAAGAGCTGATAATGTATTGGACAACATCGGTGCAATTGCGGGACCATTCCCAATTGGACCAGTAAATGACCCAATTGATATAACCACAGAACAAGATCTTATCAATGTATTTGGTAAGCCCATCTCAACAGATGCTCAATATGAGTACTGGATGAGTGCAGCATCCTACCTTTCATATGGTGGAGTTTTAAAAGTAACCAGAGCAGCAGGTTCTACACTTGCAAATGCTAATGCTGGTTCTAATGCTGCCAGTGCTACTATGACTGGTGCAGCAAGAATTGACAACTATGACGATTATACAAATAATCATCAGGATACAGACAATAGTTTTACATATGCAGCGAAAAACTCAGGTACATGGGCAGACGGATTAAAAGTTTGTTTCATTGATGACGCAGCAGATCAAACTGTAACACTAAGTGCAATACCAACAGGTTCTACTGTTGGACAAGGTGTTTCAGTTTCAGTTCCAAATAATACAGTAATTCCTGGTACAGGAACTACATCCGCATTTAGTGGACATATTAAAGGTATTATTACTGGTATTGATGCTGGTACAAAGAAAGTTGATGTCAAACTTACATCAAGAGTTGCTACTGACGGTACAGAAACAGCAATCGATTATGCAGAGGGAACAACCTATGCATCATTAACAACTGGTGCTGGATTTAATACACTTAGTGTTATCAATGCTGCAGGTGCTCTTGTTGGAACAACAGCAACTATTAGTGCTTCTGTTGACTGGTACAATCAGCAAACATTAGGTTTAACAAACTCAACAATTTTTTGGAAGCAAATTGCTCCAAAACCAACATCTAACGTCTACGTAACAGATAGACAAGGTAAAGGTGATGGTCTACACGTTGTTGTAGTTGATGACAAAGGAACAATTAGTGGAATAAAAGGCAATCTTCTTGAGAAGCACATAAGCATCTCAAAGGCAAAAGACGCAGTTTCTTCTGTAAATGCTCCACAAAAGATCTGGTACAACCAGTTCTTAGCAGATTATTCATCAAACATCTATGCAGGTAAGAACCCATCTGCTGCTGCAGATTCTTATTGGGGTACAACTCCATTAGCAACTGGATTCTCTTCTGGGTATACTCCAGTTACAACTGGTGCAGGTGTTTGGGGACAAAATGCTCAAGGTATTAAGTACAGTGCATTAGGCAATGTAACTTATACATTTGCTGGTGGTGTTGATTATTCTGCTACTGGTGGAATGAAGGCAGACCTTGCAGATCAAATAACTGCATACAATAAGTTCAATAATAAAGACGAAACCGCAGTAGACTTCCTAATCATGGGACCAGGCTGCGATACACAGGCAGAGTCACAAGCAAAAGCAAATTCTATAATTTCTATTGCTAATCTTAGAAAAGATTGCGTGGCAACTGTTGGACCACATAGATCAGACGTTGTTGGTTTAACTAACACTGATACTCAAACTGATAACTTGGTTAAGTACTTCTCACCACTTGCATCTTCATCATATGCAGTATTTGATAGTGGTTACAAGTATACTTACGACAGATTTAACAATAAGTTCCGCTACATCCCAACAAATGGTGATGTTGCTGGTCTAATGTGTCGTACAGGAATCAATTCTTATCCTTGGTTCTCACCTGCTGGACAACAGCGTGGTATTATCAATAATGCAATTAAACTTGCATATAATCCAAGTAAGGCACAAAGAGATCAACTCTATCCTCAAAGGATTAACTCAGTCATAACACAACCAGGAATTGGTACTCTATTATTCGGAGACAAAACTGGATTAGGTTATGCATCTGCTTTCGATAGAATCAACGTTCGTCGTTTATTCTTAACTGTTGAGCAAGCACTTGAGAAAGCAGCAGAAGCACAACTCTTTGAACTCAACGATGAGTTAACAAGAGCAAACTTCAAGAACATCGTAGAACCTTATCTACGTGACATTCAGGCAAAGAGAGGTATTTACGGATTCCTCGTTATCTGTGATACCACAAATAACACACCTGATGTTATCGATAATAATGAATTTAGAGCAGACATCTTCCTGAAGCCTGCCAAGTCAATCAACTATGTTACTCTTACTTTCGTTGCTACCCGTACTGGTGTTAGTTTCGAGGAAGTAGCAGGTCGAGTTTAATCACATTATCTAAATAAACACAGGAGGATAACCAACCATGGCCAAGACAAGAGAAAACAAATCTATTTCTCAATTTAAAGGTGCTCTTATTGGGGGCGGTGCAAGACCTAATCTGTTCGAGGTAGAGTTAACTACTCTACCTGCTGGAATTGAGTGGAGTGCTGATAACTTTAGATATATGTGTAAGGCAGCAGCTTTACCTGCATCTAATGTAGCAGCAATTGATGTACCATTTAGAGGTCGTATTTTTAAAGTTGCAGGAGACAGAACATTCGATACATGGACTGTAACCATTATCAATGACGAAGGATTTATCCTTAGAACTGCAATGGAAGAGTGGATGAATCAGATTTCTAAGTTAGAAAATAACTTAGGAGCGACTAATCCTGCTTCATATATGACTAATGCTAAAGTGTATCAACTTGGTAGAGGATCTAAGACAAGCAGCGACGACAACTCTGGTGATAAGAATACAGTTCTTAGAGAGTATGAATTTGTTGATATTTTCCCAACAAATATCTCTGCTATTGACTTATCTTACGAATCAAGCGATACTATAGAAGAATTCACTGTTGAATTCCAAGTTCAATCCTTCAGTCTTGCTGGAAACGGTTCTGCCGACTAGCATAAATAGTAAGAAGGAAAATTAAATAAATCATGTCGAAGTTATTTGGGTTCTCTATAGAGGACACAGAACCACTATCTCCCAATGCGGTCTCCCCCGTTGCTCCTAATGACGAGGACGGGGTTGATCATTATGCGAGTAGTGGTTTTTTTGGTTCTTATGTTGACATCGAAGGTGTTTACAGAACTGAATTTGATTTAATTAAGCGTTATCGTGAAATGGCACTTCATCCTGAAGCGGATAGTGCTATTGAAGATATTGTGAATGAGGCACTTGTTTCAGACAGTAACGATCAACCAGTACAACTAGATTTAGATCATCTAAATGCTAGTGATGGCATAAAGAAAAAGATCAGAGATGAGTTTAAATATATCTTAGATTTATTAGATTTTGATAAAAAGGCACATGAAATTTATAGGAATTGGTATATTGATGGTAGAATCTATTATCATAAGGTAATTGATTTAAAGAATCCTCAAGAAGGGTTGCAAGAATTAAGATATATTGACGCAATGAAAATGCGTTATGTTCGTAAGCAGAAGTCAAAAGGAGAAGATAGGTATAAGGTACCTAGTAGGGTGGCACGAGATAATCCTATGGATTTCGAGTTCCCTGAAATAGAAGAATACTTTGTTTATAATCCAAAAGTATCATATCCAACTGGAAATACCAGTTCTATGGGTAGTGGTAATGAAGGGATTAAGATGACGAAGGATTCTGTTTCATATGCTACTAGTGGATTAGTAAACAGAAACAACGGCACAACACTATCATATTTAAATAAAGCAATAAAGTCACTCAATCAACTTAGAATGATTGAGGATAGTCTGGTTATATACAGATTATCTCGTGCTCCAGAACGAAGAATTTTCTATATTGATGTCGGTAATCTACCGAAAGTAAAGGCAGAGCAATATCTACGTGACGTGATGATGAGATATCGTAACAAACTTGTATACGACGCATCTACTGGAGAGGTTCGAGATGACAAGAAGTACATGGCAATGCTGGAGGATTTCTGGCTACCTCGAAGAGAGGGAGGACGTGGTACTGAAATTTCTACTCTTCCAGGAGGTCAAAACTTGGGGGAGATCACGGATATTGAGTACTTCAAAAAGAAATTATATAGGTCGCTCAATGTACCCCCATCAAGAATGGACGGAGAAGGAGGATTCAATCTGGGAAGATCCTCAGAGATATTAAGAGATGAACTTAAGTTTACTAAATTTGTAGGACGTTTGAGAAAAAGATTCTCTCATATGTTCAATGATATACTTAAAACACAATTAATTCTAAAGAATATCATCACCCCAGAGGATTGGGATATGATGAGTGAGCATATACAATATGACTTCTTATATGATAA